AAGCAGAGGAGGACATCGTGAATCTTTGGATCAAGTGGTCAGCACAAGCGCACAAGGATGCGGTCATCAGCAGCCTGACCGACACGCAGTTCCGCGCCTTCATCACCATCCTGGAGGTGGCGAAGGAGATGCGGAAGGGTGGCGAGTTCCGGGACCGGTCGCACCTTGCGACGGTCATCGGACCGAGGCTCGGAAGGGCGGTGCCTCGACTCATCGCCGAGGGCTTGTTGGAGGTGTCTCAGACCGGTCTCGTGACCGTCTCGAACTGGTCTCGATGGCAAGTCGACCCGACGTCGGCTCAGCGACAGCAGAAGGCTCGTGCTCAGAAGGGGCTTGAGTCACGGTTCGGTCACGCTCTAGAGAAGAGAAGAGAAGAGAAGAGCAGAGAAGAGGAGACTCTTACTAACCGCAGCGGCGTGTTTTCGGTTGGCGAGATTATTGCGAGAGGAGGAGTGAAGTGACGGAGCAAGAACTGCTGGACCACCTTGGGAGGACGAGTGTGCCGAACCTGGAGCGGATGGAGTACGGCTTCAGCCACTGGGACTGCACGGCCTTCTACGAGACGCGACTGGGACGGGTGGACTACATCCTGGAGTTGAAGTGCCGTGAGACGCACTACCCTGAGCTGCTCATCGAGCAGGCGAAGTACGACTGGCTCTTGGAAGAGGCTGGGAAGAGGTCGGCTCGTCCGGCGTACATCAACTGGACGCCGAAGGGCATCTTCGCCTGGGACCTGTACCGCGTGCGGGAGCCGCACTGGGAGACCAAGGAACTGCCTGCGACGACTGCCTTCGAGGTGAATAACCTCGTGCCGAAGATCGTCGGCTTCCTGCCTGTGGCTGACGCCGTGGTGCTGCCGTGAGGTCGCTGGCGATCCTGGGGCCGCAGGGAAGCGGCAAGAGCACGATCGCGTCGCTCTTCGTCGAGCACCGCGGCTACCAGCGGCACGGCATTGCCGACTCGATCAAGCACATCGCGGCGATGGCGTACGACGACCTCGGCAAGAGCGAGGTGCTGACTGTGCCCCGCTACTTCGGCGAGACGACGCTGACCGGCAGGGAACTCCTGCAGGACATCGGTGCTGCGCTTCGGTCGGTGGACAACCACTTCTGGCTGCGCGTCTGGAGCCGTGACTACGCCGACCTGCAAAGGCTCGGCTACGGCGTGGTGGTCGATGACGTTCGGCTAGACGCCGAGGTCCGCTATCTGCGGATGGTCGATCCGACCATCTTCATCGTGCGCCTGATGGCCTCCGAGGAGATCCGCCGGCAGCGGATGGGTGGGAACCTGATCGGGACGGCCGACATCACCGAGAGGGGCTGGACAGACTCGTCGTCAGACCTTACGGTGGACACCAGCAACCTGTCGCCTGAAGACGCCTACCGCGTCATCACCGACAAGATGGAGGAGGCGTGATGTTCAAGGAGATCGAGAACCTAGCAGCACAGGCTGGCTTCCGATTCGCGGAGGCGGTCAAGGTTGGCGAGCAGTGGTTCGTCATCCTGGACGATGAGGACGGCGAGGTCTCATACACTGGCGACACGATCGAGGCGGCGCTTGAGAAGACCAAGGAGTGCCTGCTGCGCGTTCTGAATAGGCACGACCGATGAACGGCTTCGAGGCGATCGGGCTCGTCATCGCAGGGCTCCAACTCTGCTTCGCCTTCGTGGTGGTCCTGTCGCTGCCGGTCGCGGCTAAGCGTGGCAGCGCAACAGCGGGTACCCTGTTCGTGATCTTGGCACTCGCCACGGTCATCTGGATCACAAGGAGCGTGCTATGGCAGCAGTGAAGACGCAGCGAGGCGGACCGCGCAAGGAGCCTGTCTTCGCCGCGACCAAGTGCGGCGCCTGCCAAGGCGACCTGAACACGCTGAAGGAAGCCTGGCGCGTGAAGTGCATCACCTTCGTCGCCAACAAGCGCAGCGTGCGCTTCGCGTGGTACCACCGTGGGTGCGTCAAGTGACCCGCATCGAGCGCAAGGCGCCATTCCTGGATGACCACGTGATCGCGGTGCAAGAGGGTCCTGATGCGTGGTGCTACGAGCCAGGAGTCTCTGGCCGTGTCTGGTGCATCCTGAGCCAACGCTACGCCGACGCCATTGCGCCGGACGGCTGGTTCTTCCTGTACGAGGGCATCGGCAACCGCAAGACGAACGCCGACCTCGTGAAGCACGGACTGATGGAGCTGCAGACCAGCCGCTTCACGCTGAGCGACGGCGGCACAGCGATCCTGGCGAGGCTGATCTGATGGGACGCTTCAAGGACGAGGCGATCCAGAAGCAGATCGACCCCGCCAAGAGCAAGCGCGGCAAGAACGCGCGCAACCGAGGCAACGCCTTCGAGCGCGAGGTCGCCGCTCGCCTGAACGGACGACGCATTGGATGGGCTGGCGGCCCGACTGACGTGGCGACCGGCGTCTACGACATCCAATGCAAGGTCGGTGGCTCGTACCCTGAGCGCATCGACGCCTGGCTCCGCAAGGTTCCCTTCCGGTACGAGAAGTTGCGAGGCGTAGTCCTCGGCGACTCGCCAGGTCCAGGCACGAAGCGCCGCGCGCTGATCGTGTTCGACTTGGAGGAGTTCGTGGACTTCTTCGGCGACACGGAGTCGGCAGACTAGTGCTCGCACTCCTGCTGGCGATGATGCTGGCAGTCCACCCAAGCGTGCCGAACCTGACGGAGAGCGGCGTGCCGGTCAAAGGGGTCGCCTCCTGGTACAACGCGACCTACGTCTCTGGTCACGGCAACCACGCGCAGTCCACCTGGTACACGCGCGCAGGCTTCAAGTTCTACGCAGCCGTCGGCACCTTCCGCTGGGGCGACTCGCCGTACTCGCTGAAGGTGTGCCGAGCGGACGATCGCAGCCGCTGCGTCATCGTCGCGGTGGTCGATCGCTGCTCGCGCTGCCGCGCCGACCTGAAGAAGCCGTGGACTTCGAACAGCCGCGCCATCGACCTATCGCCGTGGGCGTTCAGCGTCCTGCGAGGCTTGCATACAGGAGTGACCCGCGTCATAATCGAGGAGATCCAGCCAGGCACCTGAGAGGAGGACACCTTGTTCACCGTTCGCAGCATCCGTGGCGACTGGATGAAGACCGTCGCCAAAAACGCCTTCCCTGAGCGCTCGTCGCGCGGCCGCATCGAGGCACTCGCCGAGGCGCTGAAGATCAGCCGACGCAGCTGCTACGCCTACGTCGCCGAGGAGCGGCGTGTGCCGGAGGATGTCGAGCAGCGGTTCATCGCGCTCTTCGGAGATGTCGCTGATGACGGCTGGCGCACCATCGACCTGTATCGGATGCGGACGCCTGCCAAGGACAAGGTGAAGAAGAAGCGCGGACCTGGCGTCGGCGGGATGACCAAGGAGAAGTCCGCCGAACTGCGCGGCAGTTGGTTCGAGCAGGCGCAGCGTGCAGCGAGCATCCTGAGCCAAGATCTGCTCGGACACAAACTGGACTGGGTTGCGGACGCGATGACCTACGGCCAGATGGCGATGATCGAGTTCGGACTGGACGAGGAAGAGGCGCGCCGCAGGCACCCGAACAACTTCGACGTACTCGCGCCGGTGGACGAGATCGTCGCGCGCTGCCAACTCTGCGACCTGATTGGCGCGGTGGATGTCAGCGTGAAGGAAGTCAATGGGCTGATCTTCCGACTGACCTGCCGCTCCAACTCCTACAAGGTGGGCGAGTGATGCTGCTGATCGGAGACTGCATCGAGCAGATGCGAACGCTGGAAGCCGATAGCGTGGATGCCATCGTGACCGATCCGCCGTACGGCCTGGAGTTTATGGGCAAGGAGTGGGATCGGTTCAAAGGGGAGTTCTCGGACGGCTCGTTCAAGGGGATGGTGCTGCCAAGCCAGTCCACGAGGAACTTGAAATGCCCAGACTGCGGCAAGTGGGCATACGACCACCCAGAGCGCAGGTGTTTGTGCGGTGGCGTTCGGCGCTCACAGACAAATGCCTTCCAGGGCTTTTGCGAGCAGTGGGCGCGTGAGGCGCTGCGCGTGCTGAAGCCAGGCGGACACCTGCTCGCCTTCGGCGGCACGCGGATGTACCACCGACTCGCCGCAGGCATCGAGGATGCTGGATTCGAGGTCCGCGACACGCTGATGTGGCTCTACGGCTCAGGCTTTCCCAAGAGCCTTGATGTGAGCAAGGCGATGGACAAGGCGGCTGGCGCAGAGCGCGAGGTTGTTGGCTCTTATGTTGTCGGCGGAACTGCCGCGCAAGGAAAGCACAAGGGACGTGCAGCGGCAGATTCAGACGAAGGAAGTGCGGCTGGCGCAACTAAGGAACTCGCCATCACCGCACCATCAACCGAAGCAGCCAAGAAGTGGCAAGGCTGGGGAACCGCGCTGAAGCCAGCCGTGGAGCCAATCGTGCTTGCACGCAAGCCGCTGATTGGCACGGTTGCAGAGAACGTGCTGACGCACGGCACCGGCGCGCTGAACATTGACGTGAGCAGGATTGGAACGGATAAAACTGGCTGGAACGGACTCACAAGCCGAGAAGACAGGCGCACCTCGTATGGGATGCGCAAAGTCGGAGAGCCAACGGCAAGCACAGGCCGCTGGCCAGCCAACATCTTGCTTGATGAGGAAGCCGCTGCGCTTCTCGATGAGCAGAGCGGCGGCGCTTCGAGATTCTTCTATGTTGCAAAGGCAAGCCGCGGAGAGCGCAACGCTGGGCTGCATTGGCTTGAGAAATCACATCCAATCGGCGGTGCAGACAAGTGGACAGAGGTGGATAGGCGTAAAGGAGACGGCGTGACCCGTCAGCCAGCGGCAAACATCCACCCAACCGTGAAGCCAGTTGCGCTGATGAAGTACCTCATCAGGCTGGTGACCCCGAAGGGCGGCAAGGTGCTTGACCCCTTCCTAGGATCTGGGACGACGGCGGTGGCAGCCATCGAGGAGGGCGTGGAGTGGATTGGCTGCGAGCGTGAGCCAGAGTACGTGGAGATCATCAAGGCACGAGTGGCGGCGGCGCAGCCTGGGCTGGGCTTGACGCTGGACGACCCGCAGGGCTAGGCTCCCATCAGCGGGGCTGGTGGCGGGTTACGCCAGCTCCGCTGCTATCCTCCACCGACGCCTGCTGGTGGAGTCCTCCTGCCAGCAGGCACCCCAACAGCAGGAGGTTCAATGGCGACGAAGCGCGACCGGTGGGACGACCTCGAAGCGTACGTCGCCGACCTGCAGACCGCGCTGAACGTCAGCGGCTGGAAGGTGAGCATCGCCAGAGACGCCTCTGACGTTGACGCTTGGGCAGACATCAACCCGCACGAGCAGAACGCGACCGCCGAGCTGCGGATCAGCCACGACTTCTGGCGGCAGACACCTGAGATGCAGCGCGAAGTCCTGACGCACGAAGTCCTGCACCTCGTGACGGCCCGACTCGATCAGACTGTGGAGGCGCTGGAGGACGCGATGGGCAAGGTGCTCTGGGCGGTGTTCGAGCCGCAGTTCGTCAACGCGACCGAACGCACGGTCGATCACCTCGCCAAGATCCTCGCGCCTAACTTCCCGCTGCCGGACTTCCCGAAGGCGTGACCTTCCAGCGTCCGTGCCTGGACTGCGGCGCGCTGACGACCGTCGGCAACCGCTGCCAGGCGCACCGCGCCGCAGCAATGAGTCGGTGGAAGGAAGGCAGACCGAACCCATACGCTGACCCAGCCTGGAAGAAGCTGAGCGCCCAGATCCGCAGCAAGCGTCCGTGGTGCGAGGTCTGCGGCAAGACGACAGACCTGACCGTGGACCACCTCGACCCGATCAGCAAGGGCGGACCACTACTCGCGCCGGAACATCGGCTTCGGGTAGTATGCAGACCGTGCCACGGTCGCCTGACCAAGCACACGTAGGAGCAGAGGAGACGAGGAGATGAGCCGCATCGCGTGGTATTCGAACGCCTGCCACATCCCATCGGGCTATGGGATGCAGACGGCGCAGGTCGTGCACCAGATGGTGAGAGACGGACACGAGGTCGCAGTCACCGCGAACCACGGCGCGAGCGTGATGATGAACTGCGCGCACGGTCATCCGATCTTCCCCGAAGGACTCGTCCGCTACTCCATTGACGCAGCACCAGAGAACATCCGAGGATGGATCGGCGACCAGCCAGGCTTCGGCGTGCTGCTCTTCGACCTCTGG